ACGCCACAGATAGTTACCCTCGGTGTCTTTCAGCAGACGGATGGCAAACAGGCTGTTGTTGTTCATCATGAACTTCGCGCCGGTGCGGTGTGCCTTACGCAGCGTGTAAATCAGTTTGATAATGGCGTCTGCGGTCACCGCAGTCGCGTCGCCGGATACAATATGCTGAAGTTTGCCGAACGCCCGGACCTTATCGGTTTCATCCGTGGATTCATACGCCAGGAACCCTTTCGGCTTCTTGGTACCATCGCCGGTGGTAAAGGCAATTTCTTCCTGTTCGGCAAATTCGGTTGCCAGCTCGCTGTTGATCCATGCTTCCACGTTGAAAAAGGCATCATCCAGCATTTTCTGGGTGGCCTGCGGGTTACCGTAGATTTCCCCCATGAAAGGTTCAATCAGGCCCAGTTTTGAGGTGGCAGTCTGGGAGCGCGCGTCAGTCTCGCCAACCCATCCGGAAGCCGTGCCGCCCAGATTCACCAGTTTTTTGTAGTCGGAACCACCAACGCTGATCACCGTGGCTTCCTGGCGCATCACCACTTCATCTTTCAGCAGGGTGAGAATGTTGCGATCCAGTGCCTCCGGCACGGCATAGCCGCCGTCTTCATCGGTGCCCACCTGTAATGCCTTGCGCTCCAGATCGCGCAGACCATCTTCACGGCCTTTACGCAGGAAGCCCACAAACGCTTCTTTATGCTCGGTGGCCAGTTTATTTTGCGCACCACCTGCCGGACGTTTCAGCTCAAGCAGCTCTTTTTCAAGATCGCTTTTGAGGTTTTCCAGCTCGCTGAGTTTCCCGTTCAGGGTTTCCACCTGCCCGACAAGTTTGCCTTTTTCCTGCTCAATCGCATCCACGCGCTTGTCGTTCTTTGCTTTGAAGTCGTCAAACTTCTGCTGCAGCTCCTGCGCGACCTGTTCGACATCTTTAATATCAACCGCCATCGTATTTCTCCTGATTAGAAGTTCAGATTTTTCAGTGCATTCAGTGCAGAGCCCACATCCTCAGCGTCGCGCAGGGACAGTGCGCCATAGCCCCCGGCCATGAATGCTTTGGCCTGGGTACGGGAGAGTCCGACATCACGCAGGACTCTTTCGATTTTTTTCTGTTCGGGGATTTCCCCGCGGGCCAGTGCGTTCTTGACGTCGCTGATCCGCGCCTCGTCGTTAGACGGGAACGTCACCAGGCTGACTTCCCAGAGGTCGATTTCTTTCAGCAGAAAGGCTTCTTTGCTCCGGTCGTATTCCCAGTCTTTCAGGACGTACCCAATAGAAAGGCCGGTTAACGAACCGGCCTTCATGTGTGCATGTGCGCGTTTTGCGAGGGGATCATCATCAATAAGCAACCGTCCCCTGACGTAAAGCCCGACATCGTCTTCCTTCATTTCGGTGTAAACACCGATGGGTTCATCCATGCGGTGCTGCCAGAGCAGCGCAGGTAACGCTTTTCTGTCACTCCACGCCCGCAGGGAGGCGGCAAATGCCCCGGACATCACCACATCATCGTGGCTGTCCTTTACACCAAAGACGGAGCCATACCCTTCAAACTCACCGGAGTCACTGACAGATTTCAGACTCAGCGGTACATCAAGACGTTGTTTCGTCTGCATTGGCGTTATCCTTCTGCTTACCAGCTTTACTGCCATCGGAGGGTTTCGTGGTCATGTTCATCGGTGTGAGATAGACATCACCACCGGGACGCGGATTCATATCTTCCAGGTCGCGGCAGTCATTGGGAGAGTAAATTCCCCAGTTGATCCCGGTGGCGTAGGCTTCAAAACGGGACTTCATATCCCCGCGCAGTAACGCCCCGGCGTTAAATTTGGCGTAATAAACGCCCTGCTTACTTTTTCGTACCAGTCCGGTGTTGATCCGCTGTTCGATGCGGGTCAGATACGGCACCAGTGAATAGTTGATAAATCCCAGCCCCAGCTCTTCGATATTGTTGAAGGTGGCGCGATCGGTGTTCTGCACCATGTGCAACGGCACCCGGAACAGACGACAGATTTCTTCAAGCTGAAACTTGCGGGTTTCCAGGAACTGGCTGTCCTCGGCGTTCAGCGCCATCGACTTCCAGTCCAGCCCCATCTCAAGGATCATCGGGCGGTGAGCATTGCCAAGCCCGGTGTGACGCTCCTCAAAATCTTTCTTCAGGCGCTCATAAGCCTGATCCGACAGCGTCTGTTCTGTACGCAACACACCGGACGTCACCGCACCATTGCTGAACAGTCTGGCCCCGTGCTCTTCGGTCGCTGCTGCCAGCGATATTGCCTCGCGGGCATAGGCGATGGGATTCAGTCCCACCAGACCGTCCAGCGTCAGCGTGCGCACATGCCAGATATCTTCCTGGCTCAGTACATCCGTGGAACCGTCCGGGAATGTGACCTGATAGACCGGCTCCCAGCGACTGTTAAGCTTCGGTACCACACAACCGGGATCGACGGGCAGCAGTTCAGCCACTTCGCCAAATGCTTTCACTTTGTAGGCGTAAAAGTTTCCCCTCAGGCACAGACAGGTGACCACCAGCTCCCAGAACTCCTGCGGCGTCATATAGCCATTGGGATGCGTGGAGATCAGCTTATGCAGACGTTCGCCGGTGGCCCTCTGTTTCAGGCTGCCGTTCAGGTGATACAGATTGCAGGGCAACATCCCGACCGACTCTGCCAGCACTCTGACGCAGGAAAAAACCGCCGTCAGCCGCATGGCCCGCTGACTGCTGATCTGCTTTCCGGTATAGGTGTCGTAAGACAACCCGATGGCATCCGCCAGCTCTGCTGGCGTGGTCACCGGCGCATCACTTTTTCGTTGAAATAATCCCGAAAAGAACACTATTTACCTCCGCCGACAGACGGCTGTGTACGGTCGAGATATCGCGCCACCAGCCACGACCAGAACAGGCACAGCACCCCGGCAACAACAAAACCCGCCGGGGGATAAATCAGCCAGGCACCATACGCCAGCAAAAGCGCCCCCAGCACGCCCACCAGTGGCGCGAGAATTATCAGAAACATAATGACCTCGGTTAAAGCGAGCGGATGCCCACGCTGACCAGATGTTCAGACAGATCCAGCTCCGGTTCACCACCATTGACCAGCATCCGGCTCATTGCTGTAAACATCGCAACAGGGCCGTCGATTTTGGCTTCCAGCGTGGATTTATTCGGGAAGATATTGTCGTTTTTGTCCGGTTTTACCGTAACGTTAGACATCATCCAGTTCATGACCGGATGATTGCTGTGATGGAAACGCCCGGCATAGACCAGTGATTCCGTTTCCTTCATGGCCTCTGACAGATTGCGAACCGTCTGCGGAACCTCCACCAGCGGTATCCCTTCTTCAGCCAGTGCCAGGCTGAACTGCATCGCGCTCCACGGGTCAAATCCCAGTTCCCTGAGGTTTTCACCACCAATCCATTCCAGTAAGTCACTTTTTATCTGAGCATGATCGATAACATCACCATCCGTCAGAATCAGCTTATCCATCTCCGCCCACTTCCGGTAAAGTTCTGCCTGCTGCCGCGAGCATCGTTCCAGCCGTCCTTCCGGAAGCCAGAATTTAAAATCGGCATGAACATGCCCGTTATCCGTTCGCCAGAGTTTTGCCGCCGCACAGATATCAATCTTATGAGCAAGGTCAACGCCGACCCACATGGGATACGTTTTCAGCTCATGTCGTGGGGCAATGTATTCGCACTTATCCCACTTAATCATGTCCATCCAGGCAGACTCTGCTGTTACCCACACATTCATGTGTTTGGTAAAAAAATTCACCCGCGCAGAGACCTGTTCTTTCGCTTTTTTCGCCAGGCGACGCAGATCATCCCAGCGTTTACAGATGCCCAGGCCGGGATTCGCTTTCTGCCAGACCGTTTCATCAAACGGATCATCTCCCTCATCGAGGGTGTAAATAATCGCAAAGTAGGAGTCGTCTTTTACCGCGCCCTCCACGTCGCTGTTATAGCCACGCAATACCTTGATGGCGTAATCACGCTGCTCGTAACAAATCCCTTCCTTGTTAAACCCTGCCGTGGTGATACCAAATAAAAGGGACTGCAGACGGGCACCGGTTGCCGTTTCCAGAACGTCCCACACGTCACGAGTTTTATGTGCATGCAGCTCATCAATAATGGCGCAGTGGATGTTCAGACCATCCAGGTTGTTTGCATCCGAAGAAAGCGGTTCAAATTTTGATGCGCTCTGCTCCTGGTAAATCGCCAGCTTGTTGAAATCAAACAACCGCCCGAGTGTCGACCGGGCTTTTCTGACCATATTTTTGGCGTCTTCAAACACGATTCTGGCCTGGTCACGCGTGGTTGCGGCTGAATACACCTCAGCTCCGCCTTCACCATCTGCCCCCGTCATATACAGGCCGATACCCGATGACAGAGTTGATTTTGCGTTTTTACGGGCGACTTCGTTGTACGCCGTCCGGAACCGGCGCACCATCACCGGACGTCCGCTGCCATCGCTGCGCATGACAACTTCCCCGGTCTCTTCATTGACCAGCGGAATGACAAAACCAAAAATATTAATGAGGATAAATACATGCCAGTCCATCAACTCAATGGGCTGGCCTGCCAGCGCCCCTTTTACATGAGGCACAAATTTGTAGAAATTCAGGATGTGCTGCGCACGGGGTTCACTGAAATAAATCCCCCGCTCTTCGCCGTACTTCAGATCATCAAGAAAACGCTGGCAGGCCAGGCGGACAAATTCGCCAGCAACAATTTCTCCTGCAACAACACGTTCGGCGTAGCGGATCCCGTCAGCCACTTTTGCCATCAGTCTCTCGCTTTTAAAAGCTCCGCCAGCGGATCAACATCATCCGGTCCGGCGATATTTACTTTAGCCCGGCTTGCCGGTGACATACCAAACTCTGCAAGCATTGCCCGGATCCGCTTCCAGGCATCCGCTTTCATTGCCGCCGCGGGGTGCGCCTTAATCAGTACATCACCGCTCTGCGTTTCCGTGCGGTAGGTATACCCCTCAACATCGAGTGTTTCGCAGTGATGCCGATATTCGGTGTAGGCTTCCACCAGCAACTCGAGCGCACGCGCATCAAGCTGAGAAATGATCCCTTCCGCATTCAGCTCTTCCGCCATTCGCCTGAACCAGTACTTCCCCTGAGCCCCTAAATGCTGCGGAATTTTAGGAAGACCTTTTTCATCCTTTTTAGCGGTTTTTTTGTGGTCTTTAACGGGGCGTTTTGAGGGGTTGCCTCGAATCAAATGCAGGCGTGGCGGGGTTTTCGGAGGTCCTGACATAATCGGTCTTACCTATCAATCGTTTGTTCACATTTCCAAAAAAAAGTTTTCGAACCTGCGGCGATGTGAGGAAGGGTCAGGCGGCGGTACTGAGCAGCCAGGGTTGCAGAGATTTGACCCGCCCCTCCCCTACAGATGGGAACTGTTATCAATTGATGCGTTCGCGCGCTGTTTTTGCTTTATGACAGGGCCAGCACAGACTCTGCAGGTTACTGTCTGCATCCGTGCCACCATGAGCTTTCGGAATGATGTGGTCCACAGTTCTGGCTTCAACGGCTCTCCCATTGCGCAGGCAGTTCTGACACAGATGATTATCACGCTTCAGTATGCGCGCACGTATGGCATCCCATTTCGAGCCATAGCCACGCTGGTGGCGGCTCAGTCCGCGTTGATGCTGTACCCATCCTTCGTCACGATGTTTATCGCAGTAACCAGAACTGTCTGTGGTTGTACCTGCACATCCACGCTTACGGCAGGCGCGTGGGATTCGTGATGGCATAAATACCTCATACCCTGCGAAATGTTTACCACGATAAAAAGGCTACTTAATGCACTGAGTGCGGATATATTCCTGCGCCCCTTCCAGTTGCATCTGCATCGTCATCAATCGGTCTCTGAGGGTGAAATAATCCCGTTCAGCGGTGTCTGCCAGTCGGGGGATGGTTGCATTATCCACGCTGGTGGGTCCGGTGGCTTCACGCACGGCTGCGGAGCAACTGGCATTGACCCGCAGGCGCTTACGGCCAGCGGCAACATCAGCGCGCAGAGTTTCATTTTCAGCTTGCGCATTGGCTAATTCTCTCGAGTACTTTGCATCGAGCGCAGCAACATCACGCTGACGCTGCTGCATGTCAGCGATGGTGGCGATCGCCAGCTTCAGCTCACTGACTTTTTTATCACGCTGTTCTTTGTAGGCGATGGCGTTATCACGGTAATGATTGACCGCCCACGACAGGCAGACGATGATGCAGATAACCAGAGCATAAATAATCGCGGCGACTCTGCTCACTGATCTATCCCCCAACAGGCTAATGCGCTTTCCTGGTCACGACGAATAACCTGTCCATAGCAGTTATTTGAACGTATGCGGCAATCGCGCCCACCATCTTTTATCCACCAGCGAATCGCCTCGCATGCGCCCTTACGATCACCGGCATTCAGCCGCTTATAAAACGTCGACGGAAAACACTTACCGGGGCCAATGTTATAGGGACAAAATGACGCGATACCCGCTTTTTGTGGTTCGGTCAGTGGTACTTTAATATTGCGCTCCACCCATGCCAGCGCCTTATCACGCTCAATGGCGTTGACCTGGTCGCATTTTTCCTTCGACAGTTTCATACCGGGAAAAACGGGTTTTCCATCCACCATCGTGGCACCCCGACAGATGGTCCAGATGCCGGAACCATCGCGGTATGCCGTTGTGTGGTTACCTTCTTTTTCATCCAGAAACTGGTCGAGAATATCAGGCGCGGGCGCACCGACGGCAATCAGTGCCAAAACGGCAGCCGACAGGCCGTATCTGATTTTTGCGTTCATGGATATTTATCAGGATTTATCGGTTTCTGCCCACGGACAGGTTTATCTGTTCCGGTCAGTGACTTAAGGTTGTGATTCCGGAGGAGTCTTCAGAGAACCAGTAATTCTTCCTGGTAGCTTTCCTTTGTAGGTTATCCACACATTCTGCGCCTCTAAAATTACGGGGCGCTTTTCCGGCGACTGCTCATCCCCTTCACATAACCCGGCAGCAACATCCAGGAAGACCTGTCTGATGCTCCTTCTGGCTGCTGCCTCATAAAACTCCAGCGCGGCACCTTCAACACGGTCCAGCGAGATGTCCAGGTCAAAAATTTCGCCGTCAAAGCGTTTTTTGTCCCGTAACGCTAAAGTTACCGTAACTTTATTCTCAAAATTGCGGATCCCTTTCACAATCAGTTCATAGTTTTGAGTCATTGAATTACTCTCCCCGTGCAGCCTTACGCTTGTCTTCTCTGATTTTGAAGTACAGATTTGTCAGATAAGTCAGGAAGCCCAGAACCAGACTCCCCAGTACACCAATCGCAGCCCACTGTGACGGACTGACCTGATCAAGCCACTGTAAAAACCAGTAGCCAGCACTGCCTGCGGAGGTGCCGTAGGCAATGCCCGTTGAAATTTTGTCCATGGATTTCATAGCCTCACCTCCGCAAATAACGGATGGCGTAGTTTTACACTGAGAAATGAAAGGGATTTGAAAAGAAAAACCCGCAAAAGCGGGCGAAACGATATATACAGTAAGGGAAGCACTCTATCCAACAAACCACCCACAGTTAATCGGAATAAAAGCAGAGTGCTTATGAATGATCGCCTGCCCGAAGGTTAGTATTTCTGCACAGCAATTTTGCAAAAAAAGCGATCATTCATAACTTAAACGTCTTTCAGTCACTCCGGGATTTCCCATCATCGCAGACTGAAAGACTCTAACTGGAGCGGGCAGCGGGAATCGAACCCGCATCATCAGCTTGGAAGGCTGAGGTAATAGCCATTATACGATGCCCGCATATGGTGCCGACTACCGGAATCGAACTGGTGACCTACTGATTACAAGTCAGTTGCTCTACCTACTGAGCTAAGTCGGCACTGGACCGCCACCGGGGACTCGAACCTCGCACACTCAACTTAAAGGGTTGACGCTCTTTCCTGATGAGCTAGTGGCGGCTGGTGGCCCTTGCTGGATTTGAACCAGCGACCTGGCGATTATGAGTCGCTCGCTCTCACCACTGAGCTAAAGGGCCGGGCGCAGGATAATAACGTTACGAAATCAATGTTGCAAGCATTCAAAAATCACCCTTATCTCCTCCACTAGCGCATTCACCATGTCTATCCGAGATAAGTGGCACAAAAAACCCGCTTGTGGGCGGGTTTTGTTTGCTTTTGCCATCACGTACAAAATCGGCAAAATATCAGATTTGCATGAAATATATGCCTTTCAATCTACTTTTGCAACACTTTGCTTTGAAAATGCCGCCTTTTGTTTTGAACGTGTTCTCATTACAAACAATAAAGCCTCACTATCAAGTCGGTGAAAAATGTGTTTCATTGCAACCCAGTGACGAGTAAATGTTTTGGACCAGTTTTTAGTTGTCACTCCCGCCAGTAATGCCAGCTCCTGGTATTCATAACCTTCCCCACCAAAAAGTTCTGCTTTTACTGCCTGCGCCGCCAGCCAGATTAATTTTTTCAGGCGTTCCTGCGTTTTCCCTGCAATTTTTCTGGTACCGGATTGAGTATTAAATTCATTCCACGCCCACTGTGTTATCGCGATCTGATATTCCCAACAAATACTCCCGCTGTAACACCACAACAACCAGGCTTTATGATGTTCTTCAAGAGACAGAACAGCCCGCCGCCACGATGATGTCGAAAACTCAACCGGACTGACCAGAGGAATTGACGTCCCCTTCGCCAGCGATTGCTTTCCCGGGATTGGTGGATTATCCCGCGTTATCATTTTTCCAGTCACTTCATCGCGGTACCGGATTTTTTTTCGCCTGTAACGCCCTGTATCGAACATGGCATTCTCTTGCCAGGCTTCAAGCTGACCTTTTGTTGCCCCACTCAAATCAGCGGTGGCGATAATGAGCTGCTCACGCACAAACTGTAAATACTGGTTATTCATGCGCACTCCAGTTCTGTGATTTTTATCCCCAGCCGCCCACCAGGAACGAGCTGACCGCGCACAATATTGATTTCATCAAACTGCTCGTCGTCTATAAGTAGTCCGGCATGCGTCAGCGCATCCAGTGGTGCCTTCAGGATATTGTCCAGGTCGCGGCGGCGCTTATCCGGTGGCTCTGCAATAATCTTTATCGCCAGCCTTCCGGACAGGCTTAATTTCAGCCGCTGCTGGCGAACAATTAGCGCCACATCACGGCGATAACGCTTTCCGGCTTCCGAGATGAAATACGTATTGCCATGACGTCGCCAGTAGGTATTCACCGTCGGCGGGTAAGGCAAAACAAATTCTATGCGTTCAGTCATTCATGCTTTCCACTTCAGGACACCCGAATTTCTCGCGTGCATTAAAAAACGAATCAGCAACAACAGCTGGCTGCCGTGTTTTTCTTCAAAATCTTTTACCCCGGCGTGCAGTTCGTTATGACATTTACGGCACAGCGGAATAACAAACAAATCATCAGCCTTTGTTCCCATCCCTCCCAGTCCATGACCAATGATGTGATGCGGATCATCTGCCTGATTACCGCACGTCATGCATTTCTGCGTTTTTACCCAACGCGTGTATACAGGCATCTCTTCCCGTTGTGGTTTCTGGCGCTGGAGATACTGAGCCGGTGACTCCGGATCAACGGCAATGCTGACCACCGTCTTTTCCTGTGGCGGGTTTTGCTGGTGGGCATGAGGCAACGGCGCAAGATTTTTTGTGCGCTGCTTCAGTATGCTGGTGGCGGTCTGCTCTCCCGGTACGATATCGCTTTCGCGGTACAAGGAGCGGATTTTTTCCGCACGTAACCCCAGAGAACGACGTAATACTGCCTCCGGAAGCGCGTCCGCCACCTGATTGCAGACCGCCCACCAGGATAATTCAGCCAGCGACAATTCCCGCTCCTGCGTGCCATTCATTGCATGGCGTATGACGTCAATCATCCATGCTGACAGGTTTTGATGAGCAAGTTGCCCGAGTGATTCGGATGTCTGGTCACGCAACTGGTTGTCGCAGTGCCAGCACAACACCATCGCGCCGGTACCGTAACGATGTATGACGATTTCACTGTGATGATAGTCACCATGAGGCCACTGGCAGGATTTGACATGACGCAACAGCCAGTCAGACAGTGCCCCAGCGCCGCCAGCAGCACGAATCACCCGCTCATCGCTGAAAAATGGCAGTAATGATTTATCCTCCGCCAGCGGCTGGCGAACGGCAGGGACGACTCCGGACGGCAGACCGCGCATGCTTTTCGGTTCAGGCTCCACCAGCACTCGAGGGTTATGAAATACTTGCATGGATTCACGGCCCGGCCTAAGGACCACCAGCCCGAGTTCCGGTACCAGAACAGGTCGAAGTAATATCCGCACGTTACCTCCAGATCCGTTGCTGGTATGTGCGGGATGGGCGCGGTGGGCGTTCGGAATAAGGGAGCCTGACATAGATTATCCAGTGACGATAATCGAGGCTGAGGGCTTTCTTAATCTCGTATCCGCGTCTGCGATAGTTATGAATTAGCCATTCGGCCTGTTCTTCAGTACATGGGTCATGCTGGAACCAGTCAGATTTGAAAGTGCGGGAACGCCGCCCGTGCCTGCTGGCAAAGACGGCAGAATCATCAGAATTGTGTAATTTGGTATCGTGCGCCATCGGTTGTCTCTGCTGGCGCAGCAGGTGCCAGTTGTTCAGGCTGGCGTGCGAATTGTAAACCAGAATGCCAGGAAAAAACAAAACCCGCCGAAGCGGGTATGCTAAAACAAACTGAAAGTAATATACCGGACTTGTAAAGGAACGATAGAATAATTATTGGATTAAACCCTGACTCAATCCAGATTTCATAGGCAACAACTACGGACTAATCATCACAGTCATGTTTGATAGACTTAGTCCACATTGGGTGAGGGTTTACGGCGTTTTCACTAATAATTTATCGTCCAAGCTATACACTACTGCCCTGTTTTAACGAAGTTTTTAAAGGAAACAACTGCCTGATAGGGGTTTGGTTGACAGCCAAACATATTATCGCAAAAAGGCTTGATGAAAATTCTTGAGGATCCATCTTCATTTGGCATTTTACTCACTTGATAAGCGAGGAATGGACTATTTGGAGAGGGATTATAAGTGGAAATTAGCGTGTCTGTCGCCGTTTGAATTTTCCATGAGGAATTATTAGCCAACCAGAATTGCGCTCGTTTCCAATAAAAGTCACATTGCTTTTCATCATTACATGTTAGTGGCTTCATTGCTTCTGCTTTCAACGCTGGATCGACCTTTGCTGCACACCCTCCCAACATTACTGTTGCAATCATTACACCTGCGACTAAAACAAGTTTCTTCATCTCCCTGCCCCATCAATAAAAGTTCGGTTCTCTAATAACTAGAGTTAATCAACGGAAAAAACGCCGAAGCGGGTTAAGTGCGGGTGCGTTGAGGATGCCTGACACATCAGAGGTGGCGAGGGATTTCTCCCCCGCCAGGTCTCTTACTCCTCAGGTTCGTAAGCTGTGAAGACAGCGACCTCCGTCTGGCCGGTTCGGATTCGTACCTCGCAGAGGTCTTTCCTCGTTACCAGTGCCGTCACAATGACGGTTAAACAGATGACGATCAGGGCGATTAACATCGCCTTTTGCTGCTTCATAGCCTGCTTCTCCTTGCCTTTCGGCACGTAAGAGGCTAACCTAGATTTGCCGTTCATAGATTGAGCCTCAGATTAATGTTAAGCGTCTTGCAGGACGCGTAATGTTAACTGGGGCTTTTCTCTATCTGCCTTTTGGTGTTCATGCCTGAGACAGATAGCCTCAAGCACCCGCTGCAATTCTACTTAACTCTCCTTTTCCCGCAAACCGTTTTTATCCCCAGCGGCAAATCGAATACACCACCAGCGCCACAGCCATTGCGATTCCTGCCGTTGTAAATGCCTCAGGCCAGGTCATCGTAAAACATCCTCCACGCTTATCAGTCCATTTCGTTTCAGGTAATCCATCGCCATCTCCGGTAATTTGCAGTCTGGATTAGCTTTTTTCAGTTGACTGACCAGTCGTTTAACCCACATTGTTAATTCGCCAACCTGATTACTGGATGCTAGTGGATTGTCGGCTTTACCCAGAATGACAGCACAGCAGGCCTCTTTGAGTACCCAATCAACAGCATCTTTCCATGCTCCTGTTTCGACTGGTGGATTCTCACGCTTTACCTGTTCATAAAAGCGCACGGCTTTAACCAGTCCTTCTGATATCACAGGGACTGGCGGGGTAGTGAATAAGGCCTGAATCTCATAGCCCGGCCTGTCGTTGCACCCCTCTTTTGTCGGTACATATTTCCAGTCACCAACCCACATCTTCTCCTGAAAGTCCGTAACGCCTTTTTTCACGTAGCGATATCGCCATGCAACTGGTTTTGCCTGCCCTGCCGTTTCATGCCCTTCCTGATAATTAATCTCGCTCATTCATCGCCCCACTCATCACAATATGCTTCGACCGGAGTTTTTCCTGCTTCGTAGTCATCACGCCAGGCTTCAGCATCAGCAGCACTTCCACCACGTAACTCTGCATAGTCCATTAACAGTTCATGCCATTCTTCAAAACTGACGTTGTATTTAGTTGAACCAAAATCAGCCATTTTGTTCTTCCTCTTCGTCTTTTATTTCGTGATATGAGTAATTGCAGTAGTTAAAGAAAATTTCTTTTGCTTCGTCATGAATTTCATCAGGTGTTGCGTCATCGTCCACTTCGAATACATCCTCAAAATCTCCACCAGCTATTCCCGTTTCAATAATTATTTTGAACTTTCGCATTTCACTACCACCCTTTCGGGTGGCCTCCTGCTGTTCTGAGGGTGCAGAAATCCCTCCGGTTAAGGATTAAATTTTTAACAGTGCTAAATTTAATTATTCAGTTCTGGATTTTGTCACCCTGCGTATCCGTGCTTTCGCATTACGCTCAATCTGAATTAGCTTTTCTATATTTTTTCGCCTTTCCTGTTCCTCCTGGCGCAATAGTTTTACATCATCTGCCAGTCTGGTTTCTCTTTTCGCCACAGAGAGCATTCAGTCAAACGGCTCCACAACTGCACCGCAGATTTTACAGCGGACCTGACGCTCTTTTTCGTCAACCCGGACAGAAGCGTGATGGCAGTATGGTCTTTCCGATGGCTCATAAAGAAAATTAACCTGATTACGTGGGTCATCCTCTTTTACCGGAAATAAAACAATATTACTTAACTCATCTTCTGGTTTTATTTCCATGCTCCTCTCCTTTGATGCGAATGCCAGCGGCGCGTGGCACATTAGCTTCCACGATGCGCACAGTTGGTTTGTACATCTCAATCGCTGTCAGCCAGTCAGCGCCGGTCATGCGCTTTTCTGCATCGCCATTAGTCCACTGAACCGGTACACCAATAGCCTTCATCGCGATTTCTATCTCCCCGGTAATGGCGCTTTTTCCGCAACCAGTAAAACCAGATACAACGACAAGAACTTCGCCCTTGGCCGGTTTTATTTCCCGCGCTTCCAGCTCTTTAACGCGCTCCTCGAGTTCGTAGACTCTGCATTGTTCTTTATCATCAATCAGATATAACCCAAGACATTCGCTTTCTACCCAGCCACCGAAATCATGATCGTAACGCTCACATGAAAACTCACCGTCGCTGTCCTTTGTTGGGATGGTGTAGCTATCTAATGGCCCACCATACGTCGGCACATTTCCCAATGTCGGATGCTCAATCCACATGAAAAATGCACGTCCGGTTATAGGGCAAATATCTGGTCGCCATTGGTTACTCACTGTTTGCCTCCTGGAAAATAACTGCATGCCCCAGCTTCTCCGCTAGTGCCAGTTCCGCCTTAGCGCCTGCTGACCGCTGCCAGCCTTTCAGCATGTAAATCGCATCCACACAACGAATCATTGCCATGCAAATATCCATGTAGTGTGGCTGTGTCAGCCCGTCCGGAAGTACTGCCGGGTTTAAGACTGTATGCCCTTCCCGTTTCAGTTCCTCTTCCACCTTGTCGAACGCCTCACGGTTGAAATTTTTATACCCGGTCATCGGACCAGCGATATAAACCCTCACCCTCACGCCATCACCTCCTGAAAATTACCCTGATAAAACGCCAGTACGCGCTGCATAACTTCGCTCTTCCGGCACTCGCTACAGATTATGTTCTGACGCCTGTCGTAGCGGCGTATTTCTCCGTCAGGTAATAGCCAGATAAGGTCCGGATCAACCACAGATGTTTTTTTCTTCAGCTTTGCCCTTGAGAGTTTTTTGCGGGCGCTTTGCCAGTCCTTACGCGCCTGTTCAGACGGGAATAACCCGTAACCAGAGTTGTATACATCGCCACTGGCAACCAGCTCTCTGGCCAGAACGCTCATCAGATATCTTGTTGCCCCAGTTTTAGTTTCCAGTTGTCGTAACGTCTCGCGCCCACTCTGGCGTACGAGTTCAACAACCTGCCCTTTAATTTTTTCCCGCTCTTCTTGTGTAAAAACTTTTGCCACAAGCCCTCCTGAAAATTACCTCATGACCAGAAATTAACACTTACCCCCTGAAGCCCGGCGGAATTTCGTTATCCGGTTCAGAAATATGATTCACACAACGCTGGTTGTTCGTGCCGCTTACCGGGAGCAACCAGGGGTTCTCAAAATTCCGGTCCGGTCCAAAAAACGTCGTCGCTCGCTGAACAAATTCCGTTCCCGTTTTCCCGGTAGCCGCCAAGTATCTTGCGTAACGCCTCACGCCATCCAGCATGGCCTCTGGTGGCACCCCCTCGCGTAATCTGGCCTTCCAGGCACTGAAAGCGGATTTCTTCGGGTTTGCTCCGGCACGCAACGGGTACTCCCGCCAGACCTGTTCGAACACATCCGGATAATCCACTCGTCCCACAGACTGCCCGGTGCTTTCCGGGACTACCCGATCGGCTTCCCGCTGAATGGCGGAATCGGCTTCAGGCTGCTGCAGTTGGTGTGATTGCTCCGGCCTTGCGGTCATCACCTGCTGCACAGCGCCCGAATCGGCTTTCAGCGCATACGCTGAATCGGCTTCCGGTGTCGTGCCTGCTGGCTGACCAGGATTGACGGTCTGAACATCCCCTGCCTGGTTCGTGGCGTTTTTTACGCCATGGACCATAGTGTTTTGATCTTCTTGATCTGTATCTTTATCTGTATCTTTATCTGTCGTGACTCGTCGTGACATGTGCGTGACATTTCGTGACGCGCCGTGACAATCGCCATTTTGTTCCCGCTTTCTTTCCCTCTCTCGCTGCGCCCTCTTGCGCTCTGCAGGAGATTTTGCGGTTTGCGAAATATTGCCGTTGTCCTCTTTAAGCACCTGGCGTTTTTCCCATCCAGTGATTAAATCACCATCAAGTACCCGCCCCTGCATCGTCTGCAAAATTGAATCAATTACCTCTTCTGTCACGTCGAGCGCACTTGCCAAATCTTCTGTCGTGACATCAATGTGACCTCGCGTGACATTTCGTGACGCGCTCACCAGGAGGTGGATATACACTGCCATCACTGTTGCAATTGGCTGCCCTGACACCCTGGCAATTGTTCGCCACTTAGGGTCATTTGGCATGTCATGCCATAATCTGAGCCAGGCGTTAGCCATACTCACCTCTTTTGATACCGAATCTTTTTACTCACAAATTGCCGGAAGTGATCCGGTATGAATATTGCGAGTCAATGCACAGCCACAATATTTCCTGCAGGGCCACCACGATTCATCTGGTTGAAACCAGCGATCGCCACTGCGACAAAATCATCAGCGTCTCTCACCAGTCGTTCCCGCGTCTCCACTAGTTCCCGAAAATAGGCTGAGCTATGACTGCGCATTCGGGCCACCAGCAGAGGTGGCATTGCTTTTTCGATAGCTGGTAACAACGCCTGAATTTTTTTAACCGCATCAGGGGTGTCTTTCTCCACCCAGCGGAAAATTTTCTGAGTATTGCGAGCCAGGGCTTCCGGATGGCTGTCGTCATACAGTTCCGGGAACGTCATTCCCAGCTCGAAATACGCTTTGGTAATTTTCGCAGCCGGTACTTTTTCGCCGTCCGGATGCGCCCAGGCATTCATCGCCATGCGGATATGTTCATGTTTGATTTTCATGAATCACTCTTCCTTTTGTCCCGGGTGGTATCCTTCTTTTTGTAAAGCTCTGGGTTCAAAGATAATTTTCCCTTGGAGTATGCAGCAGCTTCCGCAGCTCTCCCTTTCGGAACTATTTCACCGGGGCGCTTACGCCACATGTAAATAGCTTCGCGGGTTATCCCATAAAAATCAGCGACCCTCTGAACAGAGCCAAAAAACTGAACAAGTTCATCAACTCGCATTTTACTCTCCTGTAATCTAAGTATTTTTAGATTACAGGATAATTTTTTTTAGGTCAATGCAATCTAAAATAATTTATATTCAACTCGCGGGAGAAAATGATGGAAAGCCTTGGCATCAGGCTTAAGAAACTCAGAAAAGATAAGGGACTCACCCAAGTAGAACTGGGTAAGCTTTCAGGCGTGACTGGGGTTACTATAGGGTACTGGGAGAAAGATCTAAACGAACCCGGCAGCAAAGCTCTAAGTAAGTTAGCCCAGGCATTAGGAACTACTGAGTCCTATCTCCTGTATGGAGTATCGTCTCCTGAACTATCTTTTGTGCAGAGCAATCCAGGCACCAAGATCCCCTACTTTTCGTGGGGTGACGCGATTTCTTTCCTAATCTTAGAAGGAGAGAAAACAATGGGAAATGTCGATAGGATCACCACATTCTTTGATGTAGTGGAAGGTGATTTTGCCGTTTCAATGCCTGATGACACTATGCATAACCCCTCAGGGTCACCAAGTATCCCGGTTGGTGCCACTGTGATCCTAAGACCAGGAGAGAGTTATAAAAATGGCAGTATCGTCGCTGTAATAGTTCCAGATCCACTTACAAATGAACCGTCTATGACTATAAAAAAATTAGTTATTGATGGAAAACTTGTGTATTTAAGCCCTCTCAATCCGCGCTATCAATCATCCTTGCTTACGCCAGAGTGTAAAATTGTTGCCGTAGCAAAAGGTGTGCAGTTCAACCTATAACCCTGCTATGTCCTTGAACTTAAGGTCGGTTATGCCGACCTTTTTTTAAAATTAATTTAGATTCCCCTTGACTATAAAACTAAATACTTTTAGATTTATTGCATACCAACCCACCCCGCCCCACAGTACGCAGGGCAATACTTCGAGTTACCAGGCAGTGGTCAGGGGTTAAGTAGCCAGCCCGAGGCGTAAGAACATGACGGCAGGGTTCAACTTTAATAACTATGCAGCAGGTTTTTGTTCCGCTACCCCGGCGTTAAGGGGAAATGAGGTCAACATGGATACTATCGATCTTGGCAACAACGAATCTCTGGTGTGCGGCGTGTTTCCCAACCAGGACGGCACATTCACCGCGATGACGTATACCAAAAGCAAAACGTTTAAAACCGAAAATGGTGCCCGTCGCTGGCTGGAAAGAAACTCAGGTGAGTGATATGGATTTCGACACAATCATGGAAAAGGCTTACGAAGAATACTTCGAAGGTCTTGCCGACGGCGAAGAAGCTCTCAGCTTCAACGAATTTAAACAGGCGCTTTCCAGTTCGGCAAAATCTAACGGCTGATAAGCGAAGCAGCACCGCGAGGAATCAGTATGCAGAAACGAGAACCCGTCATCATCGCGCCAGACTATACCGATGATGAACTTTATGAGTGGATGCGCCAGAAAATTAATGCAGCGCAGGATCTGAAATGGGCCAATGAAGCCTGGGCTAAGCAGGCTGAAAATCTGTCCGCTCTGGAGCAGGATATCACCAGGCTGGAAAAAGCAGCGGCATTAAGCATTGCCAGAATGATTACATACCCGCGTTAATAGCTAACCAACGAAGCTAAGGTTGGTAATTAAGGAGTTCTCCACGGGTAAGGTGGAGTGCGTGCGCCGGACACGGGTGAGCATCCGGCACGTTCTTTAAAAATCTGGATAGTCCCAACTTATTTAAACGGTTAATTATCTTGAGTTCATCCAGAACTTATTATTGCAAGCGGGGCAAAAAGTACGAAAATGAGCATCAAGGCGCATTATTTCCATTGGCTGCAGTACAGATATTACCTTTTTTCCAAAACATTGTGGGCAAAGATGCACTGTTATCTCGGTATCGCCTATAAATTGCTTCTTGGAATACACAAGAGTTCCAGAATCAAGCTTGTTAAGTTTGTAACCTTCCGCCTGTTGCTGAAAGTCTTCTATCTCTGCAATTTTTGCTTTGAGAGATGCGGCTTCTTCCTGATAAGAGCGCACCATCTCAATGAGCGATACGCATTCAAACTGAACAGACGTAAGTTTTGAAAGCATATCGCTGACAGCGGAATTTATCTCAGTTTGAGTTTTGGCATTCAGAATACCCTTTGCCATTACCGCAGTTTCTTTGATTGCCGACATTGCTGCTGAGAACTCAACTATCACGTTACTTACTCTTCTCGTTGTTGGGGATATCCGGATTATACAAATTTCTTGTTGTTGGGGAATAACAGGAACCACCTCGCCTGATGTGGTTAAAAGCAGGCACACAACACGAAAGCGCACGGCGAGGCTGTTAGCTCATAAATGGTCTGTCGTTAAATTTTCGTCGACCGTGCGCTCTCGGTTGTGGCACTCCGCGAAATGGCGCGACGGTAAGTATGGCGGGGTTATTCCTTCCCCGTTGAGGACACCGGGTTGTCAGGTTGACCATACGCTTAAGTGACAACCCCGCTGCAACGCCCTCTGTTATCAATTTTCTGGTGACGTTTGGCGGTATCAGTTTTACTCCGTGACTGCTCTGCCGCCCTTTTTAAAGTGAATTTTGTGATGCGGTGAATGCGGCTAAGCGCACGCGGAACAGTTAAAACCAAAAACAGTGTTATGGGTGGATTCTCTGTATCCGGCGTTAATTGTTAACTGGTTAACGTCACCTGGAGGCACCAGGCACCGCATCACAAAATTCATTGTTGAGGACGCGATAATGGAAACGTTATTACCAAACGTTAATACGTCTGAAGGCTGTTTTGAAATTGGCGTCACTATCAGTAACCCTGTATTTACTGAAGATGCCATTAACAAGAGAAAACACGAACGGGAGTTATTAAATAAAATATGCATTCTTTCAATGCTGGCCCGTTTACGTCCGATACAAAAAGGATGCTGGCAATGAATCCAGTATTTGCACTTATTCTGACGGTTTTTCTTGTTTCCGGAGAGCCAGTTGATATTGCAGTCAGTGTTCACAGAACAATGCAGGAATGTATGGCCGCAGCAACCGAACAGAAAATTCCAGGCAACTGTTATCAGGTCGATAAAGTTATTCACCAGGATAACGAAATCCCGGCAGGATTTTAAAACAGCACCGTAATAAATATCCAGTTTCATTCTTATATGTCAGCAATGGCAGAGATTTGTTCACCCTTAAATCTGTGATGAGGTTTATCAATAATGAGCACTGATAAAGAAGAATTTGCACTATATTGCGAAGCAAAAAATGACAAAGTAAGAAAACGCCTGGGAATTAAAGGTGGTTTTTACTGGACTACAGCAAAAAAATTATCTGTTGCAATCTCCCGCTGCATTACCGCAATGGATGACAACGATTATGATGAAGACGACTTTAAAAAACCCGTCCGCGTCAATTTGCCCGTTGTTGACGACCTTCCGCCAGAAGGCGTGTTTGATACTGAATTCTGCAACCGCTATGAAAAAGGCGGGAAAGATGGCATCACAATGACATTTATCGGCCCTTCCCCCTCTGTTCAGGACAAACCAGCCAGCACTGACAATACCAACATCAACGGCGAAGACATGACTGAGATTGAGGAGAGCATGCTTCTGCCTGTCTCCGGTCAGGAACTGCCCATTCGTTGGCTTGCTCAACACGGCAGCGAAAAACCAGTAACGCACGTTTCACGCGACGAACTCCAGGCATTACACATTGCACGGGCTGAAGAACTACCGGCTGTTACTGCCCTGGCTATTTCGCATAAAACCAGTCTGCTCGACTCGCTGGAGATTCGCGACCTCCACAAACTGGTTCGTGACACTGACAAAGTTTTCCCTAATCCTGGTAATTCAGACCTGGGACTAATAACTGCTTTTTTCGAAGCATACCTGGACGCTGACTACACTGATCGGGGGCTGCTGACAAAAGAGTGGATGAAAGGAAATCGTGTTTCACGCATCATCCGCACGGCTTCCGGTGCTAATGCTGGCGGTGGGAACAAAACCGATCGCAATCCGAATTTAGTACACACCCTAGACACACTGGATGTGGAGATTGCAGCAGCCACACTTCCGATGGATTTTAATATTTATGAAATTCCGGGCAGCGTTTATCGTCGCGCAAAAGAAGTAGTCCTGAAAAAAGAAAGTCCGTTCAAAGAATGGTCCGCAGCACTTCGTGCAACCCCGGGTATTCTGGACTATTCCCGCGCCGCTATTTTTGCACTTATCCGAAGCGCACACCCTGAATTTTATCACTACCCGGGACGCCTTCAGGGGTATATCAACGCCTATTTGACGGAAACTGATCACGAGAACCCCAGCAAGGAAACTCTCACAGCTGCCCGGCATACGCCGGAAAAAGATATCCTGGAAGAAATTAACCGCGAGGTGGTTACTGAACGTGAAACAGAAGAAGAAAAACCACAACCATCTGACGCAATGGCAGGTGAACAGGCAACAACTGAAACAATGGAACCGGCTACAACTGAACATTGCCAGAACGCTCAGTCGCAGGTGAGTTCCGCTAACCAAGTAAAAGTCACCGCTGACGAAGTAAACAAAATTATGCAGGCAGCCAATATCAGCCAGCCTGACGCCGATAAGTTACTTGCTTTATCGCGTGATGAATTTGTTGAGGGGATTAGCGACCCTAATGATCCGAAATGGGTCAAGGGGATCCAGACTCGCGATTCTGTGAACCAGAACCAGCATGAATCGGAACGGAACGACCAAAAAGCGGAACAAAACAGCCCAAATGCGTTACAAAACGAGCCAGAAACGAAACAATCCGAACCAGTAGCGCAACAGGAACCGGAAAAAGTCTGCACCGCCTGCGGTCAGAGCGGTGGCGGCAACTGCCCTGATTGTGGCGCGGTGATGGGCGACGCAACATACCAGGAAACATTCGATGAAGAGAATCAGGTTGAAGTTCAGGAAAATGATCCGGAGGAAATGGAAGGCGCTGAACATCCACACAAGGAGAACCCTGGCGGCAATCAGCATCACGCCAGCGATAATAAAACTGGCGAGGCGACAGATCCCTTAATTAAGGTGAATGGTCATCATAAGCTCACATCCACCAGCAGAGCGGGGATTCATCTGATGATCGACCTTGAAACCATGGGAAAAAATCCCGATGCCCCGATTATCTCAATAGGCGCAATATTTTTCGATCCACAAACCGGAGATATGGGACCGGAATTTAGCAAGACCATCGATCTGGATACTGCTGGCGGAGTCATTGATCGTGACGTCATTAAATGGTGGCTGAAGCAATCACGTGAGGCGCAGTCTGCCATTATGACCGATGAAATCCCGTTAGATGATGCACTACTGCAATTGCGGGAATTTATCGACGAAAACTCCGGTGAATTTTTTGTTCAGGTCTGGGGTAATGGGGCCAACTTCGACAACGTGATTTTACGCCGTTCATACGAACGACAGGGTATCCCCTGCCCGTGGCGCTACTGCAACGATCGCGATGTACGCACAATCGTTGAGCTGGGGAAAGCCATAGACTTCGATGCCAGAACTGCTATCCCATTCGAAGGTGAGCGCCATAATGCACTTGATGACGCTCGTTACCAGGCAAAATACGTTTCAGCTATCTGGCAAAAACTGATCCCGAGTCAGGCTGATTTTTAATGTTCAACCCTAATTGCCGCTAACCGTATATAGTTAGCGGCGGTTATGAGATATAGCTATGAGCAGCTTATTTTTAACCGAAGATGAATTGCTAATATTAACGGGCTGCAAATATGCAAGCCACCAGCGAAAATGGTTAATGGAAAACGGGCTTCCGTTCTATACCAATCGTAGTGGCAAACCGATTGTCAGCCGGGATCTATTTACCTGCAATAAAACTTTACCACCACGCGAGGTAGAGCCGAATTTTGGTGCGATCTGATGGGAAGACGAAGGAAAAATCCTGAACACGAAAAATTACCTCCAAATGTATACCCAAATAAATATAGTTATGTATGGAAACCAACATCCAGAGAATCTGTCACACTAACCGCCATCAAGGATGGTTTAGCTGCTTTATGGAAAAAGTATGAGGAAACTGTAAATAATCGCGATCGTGCAATGACATTCGGTCGCTTGTGGGAAAAATTCCTCGCCAGCGCCTATTACAGTGACCTTAGTCCAAGAACACAAAAAGATTATCTGCAACATCAAAAAAAGTTGCTTGCCGTATTCGGTAAGGTACCAGCGGATTCCATAAAACCAGAACACATCCGTCGATACATGGACAAAAGAGGGGAGCAGAGTAAAACGCAAGCCAACCATGAAAAAAGCAGTATGTCCCGTGTTTACAGTTGGGGGTATGAGCGAGGGTACGTCAAGGCTAACCCATGTGCAGGTGTAAGTAAATTCAAGGCCAAAAACCGCGAACGATATGTAACCGACAAAGAATACCAGGCAGTATTAAGCGTTGCACCTCTTCCTGTTTTTATCGCAATGGAAATTGCCTATCTGTGTGCAGCGAGGGTTTCCGATGTGTTATCGCTGAAATGGGAACAGATTGGAAACGACGGGATATTCATCCAGCAAGGGAAAACCGGAAAAAAACAGATAAAAGCATGGAGTCCACGATTACAGGCAGCGATCGAAAAAGCAAAACAGTTACCAAAATCTGCCTATGTGATCAGCAATCAATACGGCAACCGATATATGTACAAAGGCTTTAACGAAATGTGGGTAGAAGCAAGAAATCGTGCTGGAAAAATTTCAGGTATTTTAACCGACTTCACCTTTCATGATCTGAAGGCGAAAGGAATTTCAGACTATGAAGGAAGCAGCCGGGATAAGCAACTTTTCTCTGGTCACAAAACCGAAGGGCAAGTGCTAATTTATGACAGGAAGGTTAAAGTTTCACCAACACTTGATGTCCCGTTACCTGAAAATATTCCAAGAAAATATTCCAAGTAATTCCAAGTGTGATTTTTGTCACTGACTTAATGATGTGTAAGTGATTGAATTTTGGCGGAGAGAGGGGGATTTGAACCCCCGGTGGAGTTGCCCCCACTCCGGTTTTCGAGACCGGTCCGTTCAGCCGCTCCGGCATCTCTCCGTTCAGATGGTTGCCATGATGCCAGGAAATTTGGCATTTTAACAGTCCCTGTCCGTGCAATTTTGTTCAAGTGACGAGTTTGCGAGCAAAACGATGATTAAGTGGCCCTGGAAAGTACAAGAATCAGCACATCAAACTGCCCTTCCCTGGCAGGAAGCACTATCGATCCCCCTTTTAACGTGTCTGACAGAACAGGAACAAAGCAAATTGGTCGCTATTGCCGAACGTTTTTTACAGCAAAAACGGCTTGTTCCTTTACAGGGCTTTGAGCTGAATTCATTAAGAAGCTGCCGGATAGCACTTCTATTTTGCCTGCCCGTTCTGGAGTTAGGACTGGAATGGCTGGATGGTTTTCATGAAGTCTTAATTTATCCTGCGCCATTTGTGGTCGATGATGAATGGGAAGACGATATCGGTCTGGTGCATAACCAACGTATTGTTCAGTCAGGTCAGAGCTGGCAGCAAGGGCCTATCGTTTTGAACTGGTTGGATATACAAGATTCTTTTGATGCTTCTGGTTTTAACCTGATTATTCATGAAGTCGCTCATAAGCTGGACACCCGTAACGGCGATCGCGCCAGCGGAGTTCCCTTTATTTCGTTGCGTGAGGTTGCTGGCTGGGAACACGATCTTCATGCTGCAATGAACAACATTCAGGAAGAAATCGAATTAGTTGGTGAGAATGCGGCGAGCATTGATGCTTATGCTGCCAGTGATCCTGCTGAATGTTTTGCCGTACTTTCTGAATATTTCTTTAGCGCCCCAGAACTTTTTGCTCCTCGTTTCCCTTCATTGTGGCAACGTTTCTGTCAATTTTATCAACAAGATCCTTTGCAGAGACTGCATCACGCTAATGATACAGACCCGTTTTCGGCGACGAATGTTCATTAA